GACTCCAGAACCCGATGCTCTATCCATTGCTTTTTTATATCCTTGTGCACCTTTTGAATGGTGATGACAATAAATCGCTGTAACCCCAGTCTGTTTACATATCTTGTCAAATTGATTACTAAACTTACCCATTTCTGAAGCATTATTTTCATCACCTGTAATAACCTTGTATATAGGATCAATAATAACTGCATCGAATCCTTGATTTTTAATTTTCCTAACAATAATTGGAACAAGTTTATCAAGTGGCATTGCTTCACCTCTTAGGTTCCAAATCGCAATGTCATGCCTATTTTTGGGTACTATTTTCATCGCCTTATAAATTTGAATAAAACGATTAATAAAGCTTGGTCTGTCAATTTCAAGATTTATATAGAGAACCTTTGATTTCTTGCATTGAAAACCGAGCCATTTCATGCCTTCTGATAGTGCAATCGCTAGCTGCATAAGCAAAAAACTCTTTCCCGCTTTAGATGATCCCGAGATAAGCATTTTATGTCCTAATCGAACAACGCCCTCTATGAGTTCTTTAGGTAACTCAGGTGAATCCGCAATGGCTTCATCGAGATATTCATAACTTGGCAACTCATCATGCACACCTTCTGTAAAATCAAGCCATTCGTTCCAGTTTCTTCTACCTATATTGGTATCAACTAATGTTTGGATGACACCGTTTCTTGTTACTCCAGGTAATCTTGAGAGTCTTGAAGGGTTTCGATTTGCTGTATCTACTCTGAAATCATGCTTAGCTAAAAAGCCATACAAATACTCTACCCTTTTTCGATATTCTTGATAATTTGGTGCATCTACCTTTACGATTGCATGTAAGCTCTTTGAACCACTATGAACTAAGCATGCAATCGGTAACTCAAGTCTTCTATACAAAGCATCTTGATCTGGTATTGGCATGTCATCTGATTCAATTAATGCATAGGTAAATCTAGTAATGTTTTCATTCTTAACACCATGTCCATCAACTGGATTAAAACGTATCCATGCACCGCATTCATCTTTCCAATCGCCAATCACTGCACCAATATCATCTGGATGTTTTTTAAGCTCATCAATTAATTCTTTAGCTGTCCTATCGTAATAGCCCTTTCCAGGCTTCAAATTCCCTTCTTTGTCTTTCCACACATCACTTGTGACATAGGCAACTTTCTCATTATCTTTGAATAATGTTTCTAGATATTTAATGAGTTGTTCTGCAGGGGTTAGCTGTGTTGTTGGATCATAGATTGTTCCATCACCATCGTATTCAATGATGTCGTCCCACTCCATTGCTCCGCCATTTGAACTGTAGGTAGGAACCCATCCAGCATCCTTTGCCATTTTGATTATTGTTCCACCAGCAATCAGATTAGAGGAGCCGCCAAAGCTCCTCCACTTTCTGTCACACTCACCGTCTTTATAGCGCTTGTCATTTTGACTCCAACTATCCCAAATGGAACAATCGTATCCTTCAGCTTTTAGAGCCATACCGACATTAATCCATTCCTGATAAGAAACTTTTGATACATCTATGTGTTTTAAAGCATCAAGTAAACTTTCCATTTGTTGTCCTCCTACGGTTGATAACTTGTTGCATTGATACCTCTTGGAAGGAACCAGTTATTTTCTGCGATTCTTGATACCATTTTGCTTGCAGATTCAAATGGCCACATACCTACATGGTTAAATCCGTAACGTTCTAATAATCTGATTTGCTTCGGTGTTGCAAGTCCTTCAACTTGTCTATTCTTAAGTTTTTCAATAAGCATGCTAGCCATCCCACAGTTTGTGATTGCTTCAGCAAATATGCCATGTTTTTCTAAGTAATCAATCTGCTTCGCTGTAGGTGGTGACATCTCCCACATAAATGTTGGCTCATAATTCGCTAAATCTTCAGCTGCAATCGAAAACGCATATTGAATAGGATCCACAAGTTTTTGCTTTCTTCTTTTCATTGCTGCTAGTTCACGAGCTAATGCATCTTCACGTTCTTGAATTGCATCATTCTCAGCTTCTTTTTCAGCAGCAAGTAAATCAATACCACTTTCTTTATCCATCATCTTTTGATCGATACGCTTAGCAAGTTCTGCATCTTTAGAAATAAGTGCGGATGGTCTACATAAATCATGTCTTTCGGTCATCCAAAGAAAATCAAGCAATAGTAGTTCTTTCTTGTTCGGTGCTAGACGCATGCCACGACCGACCATTTGCTGATAAAGGCTTCTAATTTTTGTAGGTCTTAAAACGATAATGCAATCAACAGCAGGACAATCCCAACCTTCGGTAAGAAGCATTGAATTACACAAAACATCGTATTCACCTGCTTCAAAGTCAGCTAAAATTTCATCTCTATCTGTACTATTGCCATTGACTTCTGCTGCTCTAATACCATGCAAATTAAGGAGTTCACAAAACTTTTGTGATGTCTTAACTAAAGGTAAAAACACGACGGTCTTTCTACCTTTGCAGTACTTCAACATTTCAAGTGCAATTTGATTTAAGTAAGGTTCTAATGCAGATCCTATTTCACCTACTGCATAATCACCATTCGATACTGTGACGCTATGTATATCCAGTTCGAGTGGTATCATCTGTGCTTTTACAGGGCAGAGATAACCTTCTCTTATGGCTTGATGAAGGGAATATTCATAAGCTTTAGAGTCATAGAACTTACCTAGATTTTTCTGATCAGCACGATCTGGTGTAGCCGTTACTCCGAGTATGTTCGCTCCGTCAAAGTGTTTTAATATACGTTGATAGGTATCACTCATTGAATGATGGGCTTCATCTACCACGATGGTTTTAAAGTAGTCTTTTGAAAATGCTGTGAGTCTTTTTTCTTGTGATAAAGTTTGAACGGATGCAACCACGACTTTTTCGGATGCGCCAATGGCGGTGGACTCAGCCTTTTCTAAAGCTGAATCCAATCCACTGGTTTCTTTCAATTTGTCCGAAGCTTGATCGAGTAACTCACCGCGATGAGCAAGAATAAGTGCATTACTACCATCGGTGGTTTCTTCTTCTACTACCTTTGAAAATACGACGGTTTTGCCTGTACCTGTTGGAAGGACTAAGAGTGTTTTTTGTCGTCCTTGATTCCACTCGTTTCTTATTGCTTGAACCGCTTCATTTTGATAAGGTCTTAATACCATAAGGCAACCCTCCTGATAGAAAATCTACGTACTGAGCTAATAAATCCCATCTATCAAGATAGATATCGTGTTTACTACTATATTCACCCATGCTAATCTGAGTGTTACTCACTACTATTGAACTTGGTATAATGTAAGTCCTGACTATCTCATCTTTTTTATCTAATGCGACAAGTATATAAATGTCACAAGTTGCATACCTTTTTCCTGTTCTGAATGTATAAAAGTTTCCATCCTTACCCCTATAAAGGTGACTAGATTTAACATCTATTTTCAAACAATCATTAACTAGCAAATCATACGGATAGTTTTGTGACATTTGCTTTACTTCATATCCTTTGTCTTCTATGATTTGCTTTATCCTTTTTTCGCTGCGTTTACCTGTTGTTGTTTCAGAATCTTTAATTCCTAACCCTAGTTCTTTAGCCAATCCATACCAGCCGCCATCTCTTCTAGTGATAGCGACTGATAAGGCGTTACTTTTTGTGTATTTTACACATTCACTTCGTGTGGGCATCCTGTCGAGTTGTAATCCTTCTTTAACTTTCATAATTCCCTTACGAATCAGGTCATCTGACCATTTTATTCCATGTGTATAACCCATAATTTACCTCCATACGTTTTTGTATACGAGAACGATAACTCTTACTTAAAAGGTAGATCGTCTTCAATAAAGAACGCTTCTTGATAATCAAGGAATCTATGAATGTCGTTAGTGAACTTCTCTTCACCTTGATTGTTTGTATAAGCTCTTTGTTTAAAGTGTGCACGACCTTTAGAACCAATGACTTTATTCCAATCCATCGTGAGTTTTTCACCATGTTTCTTCTGACCGATACATCTAAAAAATGATGAAATACGCCATTCCAATGCACGATATAGAAGTAAATCAAACTTCACTGTGGCAATACCATCTTTTGTATCTACTTGAACGGTAATGGTGCTTTTGTTACATGCTGGTACCTTAGGTCCTCCAGGAAATCTACCTCTTTCAAAGTTAGTTACTGTAAAGTTGTACTCACCATCAGGAAGTAATATATACTCCTGGCCATCTTCTTCAATTGAATCGTTCCAATCCATGAGCATGTTTTTGTTTTCAATCATGATTATTGTTCTCCTTTATTTTTATTGATTGTTTCTACGATCTTTTTCCAGTTAGGAATGATCCATCTGGTAATAAAATCATCTGAATAGTTTGTTATAGGTTCTGACTCTTGATAGTGTCCTTTAGTGGCGACTATCTTCTGTAAATCCGCTTCTGTTACGCCTGAATCTTGAATGAGTTGCTTTAGCTTATTAACCGTTGCAACTCTTGTTATGTCTCTTGGATCAGGAAAGGGCACTTCGCTTTTATTGAAATCTTGGTCTTCAAAAAGATGCGCAATCGATGAAAAGTTAAGTTCTAGCTCTTCAGGTAAATCAAATCTGTTTTTCGCATCATAAGCAGGATTATGGGTTGTGTATAATACACGTTTACCGCCTTGTGCCTTTTTAGAGTTTGTTTCTGTGGTAATGACATAAATCTTGTAGTTCACAAAGAATAGCGCGTCACACCATTCCTTTAGAAGCGGTGCTACTTGTCTTGTAAGTTTCATTTCATATCTGTCAAAGGCACCTTGTTCTTCTGGGAGTTCAAACTTACGTGGTTTCGCATGGGCTGTAATGACAACATTGATGCCTACTTCAATAAGACAATCTAAATGCGTGAGTAGTTTTGAGTATTCATCGAGTAAGTACACATAACCTTTTCCAAAACCAAAGTCTTCAATATTGTTCTTGCGATACTTCTCACAAACTGCATTGATACATAGAAACTCAGACCAGTCTGCTGTATCCAAAATGACCGTTTTGCAAATGGTTGGGTTATCATAGATTTCTTTAACAATAGAGATGAGTTCATTCCATGATTTGTTACACTTGATTCTTCTAATATCAAGGTTTGATGTTCCCCCCTCCGTGTCGATGAAAAGTGGATCTGGGAACTGACTAGCAAATGTCGATTTACCAATACCTTCTGGTCCATAAATGACAATCTTCAATGGGCGTTTTTCTTTGCCTTCAATAATGTTTAGCATTTTCTTATTTATCTCTTTCTTCTATAATGTTGACCTCATCACGCGGGTCAGTTTTTGGTACTAATACGATAGAGCCTACCTGCATGGTAATGTAATCACCAATGAGACTATTTACTTTGTCTTTGCCGATACGCTTTGTTAACTCAGTAATGCCAGCGACTTTTCTTGCGCCATATGGGTCGATGCCAGCTTCCTCGCATGCTTTTACAACCGCTTCTTCATTGGTGATCTTTCGCGATCCTTTAGAATGGACAAGCTTGAAGCTAGACCACTTGTGACCGTTAAGTGCTTTCTTAAGAGCAAACTCTTTCACGTCTTCAGCAAACTGAATAAGCTCATCTAGTCTTGGTAATAGTGCTTCAATTTGTGTATCGGTTAAGGTCACAATAGGCTTTTTCACATCTCTAGTAATTTCTAAATTTGTTTCAGCTCGCTTTGGACAGATTGCTCTACCGGCACAGTATCTACAATACTTACCAGGATGGGCTTCTGGGTTAGCCACCTTTGTGCGGTGTACAGCTGGAATGAGAACATCCGATTCAAAACGAAGTAACTCCTCAATAGGCATCTCGTAGTCATTCGTGTTGTTTATTACCGGTTGATAAATGACAAGTCTTACCTTTTTCACTGGATATAAATCCTTGTAGGCTTTGTAAAAGTAAAGCGCATAGATCCCAAGTTGTGAATTGAACATGCCTGTTTCAGGATCAAATGCATATACAGGACCTCTTCCAGTCTTTAAGTCAATGACGGTAAGTGTGCCACTATCAAAGGATGAGATGATT